TTATTTTACATTTTTAGAATCTGGAATTAAAAATGAAGTAAAGAAAGCAATAATAACAAGAATCAATCCTGTGACAATTCCAGAAATATAACCAGAACTACTTCCACCAACACTGGTATGTAAAAGCGTTGGCACTGCGTACAAAATAATGAAACTGATACCAGCTCCTAAATTAAACATTCCTGCATTTAAGCCCGGAAGATAACCTGGATTATCCTCTGGTGAAAGCACGATTCCCAGACCATTTAACATAATATTTGTTATTCCAGCATAGGTAATCCCAATGAAGGTAGATACCAACAATAAAAGCCAGATTGAAGGTTGTAGCACTCCAACAACGGCCAAACCAATACCGATAATCGTCGTTAAAAGTCCAACCCGAAGGACTTTTGTAAAGCCAAAGCGTGCAGCCAAGAATCCTGAAACAGGTCCAAAGAATAAGCCAGCAAGCGCATAAGGAGTAAGGGTAACAAGAGAAACCATATCTGCCCCAAGTCCCAAACCAAACTTACCATCTTGACCCAAAGCTGGAATAATACCATTCATAATTGCAAAGACACCAGTCATCGTTAGGAGAGTTGTAATTAATAACCCCCAAGTTCTTCTTTGTTTCAAATAATGAATAGGAACCATTGGATGATTCACTCGTTTTTCAACTTGCCAAAATCCAACAAAACAAATCAAACCTAAAAGAGCCAAGAGTGAAGCTAAAAGCCAATTAGGAAGTCCAAGATTTCCAAAACTTCCTTGCAAGGCATTCACCGCGCTCAAGAGCGCACCCATTGCCACTACTAAAAGAATGACTCCGCTCCAATCCATTTTTGGTGTATCTTTTGCAGTTGACTCTTGCGTTCCAAAACTTACTAAAAGAATAGCAAGTGCCGCAGTAATTCCCATAACAAAAAATACAGAACGAAATCCACCATGACTTACTAGCCAACCACCTGCTAATGCATCAACCCCAGCAATTCCACCATTGATTGAAGTGAGTATGGCCATTAATTTTGCATATCTCTTCTCATCACGCACTTTCACATGCAGAATAATTAAACAAAGCGGAACCACAGGGCCAGCAGCACCTTGTAAAATACGACCAATCATCAAAATCCCCACATTTGTAGCAAATCCTGAGATAAGACAACCAATCATTGTCAAAGTAAGCATTCCAATTAGAACTTTTTTTCGTCCAATCAAATCCGCCAAACGAGGCAAAAATAGAGCAAATAAGGCCGCAGCTGTAAAAAAGATGGTTTGTGTTAGTGCTATAGACGAAGCTGTCGTGTGTAATTGGGTCTGCATGGTAACCAAAGCAGGCGAGAGCATTGAAGCATTGAGCTGAAAAGCAAAGATTGCTACCAATAGGGCCACCATTAAAGCCACTATTGAACCCGCATTATCACTAGATTTTTGAGGAACAGTATTTTCTCCCATTTTTTCTCCTTTTTTTAGAGGATAAACTCTTTTTAGTTTTACAAACCTAAAAGAGCCCCAGCTATCTATTATATTATAAATTTTACTTTTTGCGAAGTTTAAAAATGTCATTTGGACAAATTTATATTTTTATTCATTATTCATCTTTATTTTTAAAAATAAAAAAACTCTGTCCTAGCGACAGAGAAAAATACTTTAAAATCAATATTTCAATAAGTTGTTTTATCGAAAGGGGCTATAAAGGGGCATTATGGTTCTTGCTGGACTCGAACCAGCGCTAACCCCGTTATGAGCGGGGGACTTTAACCAACTAAGCTAAAGAACTGTTAGGCAGCATTACTGCCGCCTATGTTTAAGACTTTCATTATAACATACTACCTTAATTAAAAACCACTCTATAAAAGAGTGGCCCTAATTTACGCAAAGGGAAGTGTGTGTTTCCTCTTGCTGGCTAAGTATAACATACTATCCTAGAATTACAACATCGTATTAAAAAAACTGAAGCTACTGCTCCAGTTTATGCACGATTTTCAAATATAATTATGCTTTTGTGATATTGACTGCTTGAAGACCACGTTGACCTTCTTCAACATCAAATTCAACTTTTTGACCTTCATCAAGTGATTTGAATCCATCAGATTGGATTGCTGAGAAGTGAGCGAACAAATCTTTGCCTTCTTCTGAAGTGATAAAGCCAAATCCTTTNTGCCTTCTTCTGAAGTGATAAAGCCAAATCCTTTATCTGCGTTAAACCATTTTACTGTTCCATTTGCCATAATATTTATTTCCTTTCGACAAAATTGTAAATCTCATTTTGCGAAAAGTGAATCTATAAAACATTTTACTCATGACAAAATCTACTTTCTCATAGTAACACTAATTATACTCAATGTCAAACTGCCTATTTATTAATAAAACCCACATCATTACGACATGGGTTTTATGAACTGTAAGGAAAGCAACTAATCTTTCCGTCCAGCAAGTATAACACTAAGCATAGTTAAAGTCAAACTAACTACTAATTGAAAAATAAAAAGCCACTCACAATTGAGCAGCTAAAGATGACAGGTGGTGCTTTCGAAGTACCAACCTTACGTTAAGTATATCACTTTGATCAGTTATTACAATAGTAAATAAAAAGTCACCCCAAATGTGGGAGGGTGACTGAAATAAGCTGGGAGTGACTGACTCCCTAGCGCAAGTGTATCACTATACTTTGGTAAAGTCAAACTGATATAAAAAAGCCGCCCAATATGACAAGAGCGACTATACCTAAGGGGCAACGAACCCCATGGCAAGTATAACACATTATTTTTTAATTACAATAGCAAAGAAAAGGCCGCCCCAAACGCAAGAGGGCAGCTCTGATATATAGTAAGGAGTCTACTAAGCTCCTACGCTAATCATAACACTTTAAAATTTAAAAACAATAGCAAAATAAAAAAGCCACTCCGAAGAGCAGCTTAACTCTAGAAATAGGATGAAATTCCACAATCATCCCGACTATATTATAGCATATTATTATTGACAATTGTTCATAAAATTGATAATATTATAAAAGTTATTGCAAGTTAATCTAGTTCCGCACTATATTATTCATACCTTGCTCTAATCACTTTTCGGCACTGGCTTAATGCTAGTGCTTTTTTATATAAAAAATGCCTCATAAGGGGGAGGAGGCATTTAAAAAAATTTTATAACGAGCTTCTCATGGATGAAGAAAACCCTAGGAATAAAATATCAGGATAGTTTATTATAGCGCTATCATTATTCTTTGTCAATAAAAAGCGCCCCAGTTAGGAGAGGGACGCTCGGAGTAAACTTTATGAAAAATTATATATTTTTGGGTAAATATAGTATATATCTACTTCCTTAACTAGAACAAAAAGCCCTGTTTAAGGGCAGACGTCATCTTATATAGGTAAGATGAATTCATTCTACTACTTTTTGTATTCGTTTTCAAATAAAAAACACCGTCACTTAGTCAAAACGATGTTCTCGGAGTTATTTATAACCTTATGTAAAAGGATAAAATTATTATACAATTTACTGTTTCCGTTGTAAAGAAAAACGCCCCTGAGGGCGAGAGATATATTAACTATATATCAGCGAAAGATATTACAAAAGTGCTTTTAAAACACATGTTTTTTTGGTTGAACGGTCAACAGTATAAATAGTTTTAACCTTTTCGCCCTTTTCGACTTTTATCCTCTTGATATTTAAAGCTGTTTTCGGATATGCTATTCCTTGATTATCGCTATCAAACCCTATCATTAAAATTAACTTATTTGTACGTAGTCCACGCTCAAAGTTCACTTTTTGATATATTCCATTCCCAATTAATCGGCATTCACCTTCAAATAGCTCCTGAATTGATTGCATCGCTTCTATTTTTAAAAAAGTTGATTTATCTTTCTTTACATACAACTTGTCAAATTTTAAAGAGTGCTTCTTCAAGCTCTGCCACAGATCAGTTACTTTTCCTTCTTGATATAACCCAAACAAGTGAGGAATGTTTCTACCTTGGAGTCGTAACATCAAATTCTTTTTGTCTGTTTTCACAATGATGTCTTTATCTATTAGTTTCTCTTGGATGTAGTCGGCCGCAGCATATATGGCTGATTCATATTTTAAAAATTTTCTATATTCTATAACACTCAATCGTTCTAGTTTTACATATCCATTAGGTACTCTGTTCATAATTCCTCACAAAAAAATAGAACCACCAATTTAATTAGCGGTTCTATGGTGAAATTTCTTACGATGTCCGCTCATCCATGTGACGTAAAGCCACCTACAGTTGCATAGATTTATTAAGCTGCTAGCTCAGCTATTCAGCCTGCGGAAGGCTGTGATAAGTTGCGGATTATAGTGTCCACCAACACTTTCAGAAAGGAGGCAAGACGAGAACGAGACAGAGCTTATTCCGTAATTCCTCAAGTTCATTATAACAAAAAAATTACTTTTTTCAACAGAGAAACTTTGAAAAAGTCTATTTTTTTGTACTTTTTCACGCTTTTTTTGGACTTTTATACTAATAAACGGAACTTTTCTTCATGTTTATTACAAACAAAAAACACCCGCCGAAGCGGGGTTTAATTTTAATAATTTAGTGTTTGACCAGCATAAATCAAATTAGGGTTTGAAATACCATTCATTGAAACTAAACTTTGAACTGTTGTTCCTAATCGACCGGCAATTGATGAAAGGTTATCGCCAGAGCGTACTGTGTAAGTTCGTGCTGTAGCCCCATATTGACCGCCTGTGAAGCGAATAACCTGACCAGTATAAATCATGTTCGGATTAGATAAACTGTTCTGACGTGCTAATTCTTGCCAGTTAGTCCCCCAGTTTGAAGCAATTCCGCTCAAAGTATCGCCCAATTGAACAATGTGAGTTTGATTACTTCCAGTTGAACTACTTCCGCCTGTATCTAGTGCTTGAACATCACTTGCTGCAACCCAGCTCATGATATTATCAAGCAAGACTTTATTGCCTGATTTTTGAAGCACTTTATATGAGTTTTCCTTAACCCATTTAGGGATTGCTTGTCCTGTTGAATAATTTGTAGCGCTGAACTTGATTGTGACAATCATTCCTTCTTGAATTTCACTTGGTGTCACTTCGTTGGCATCTTTACCGTCATCTGTGGCTGGTGTATTAGTATCTGGTTTTGTTGCGTTTCCGCCTTCATAACCTTTGTCAGTAATTCCAGTTAAGTCAACATTTCCATCAAGTCCGCCAGCGACATAAGTTGAGGTGAACTGGAATACTGAAATTCCGTCCATACTTGGGAAAAAGCTATAGTTTGGAACTGGGGTTACTTCATAATTTGGATATTCAGCAATCCATAATGAGTTAGGGAATTCTTTGATGATTTGCTTATAATTGACATTGGCCAAAGTGTAAGGCTTGTAAGAATAATACATTGGAGTATATCCAGCCGCTTTTACACGTCGCATTCCATAAAGAATCGCATCAGTATTCGCTTGTTTATCTCCACTTGCCCCACTTTCATAATCCAAGGCAACAATAGAGTTTTTAGGCGTTTGAATTTTTGGCAAGTAACGGTCAAGTGCTGCTTTTGCTACTTCTTGGGAACCTCCGACTTGATACCAAATGTAAGTATGTGCTCGTTTGCCTTGGGCAATGGCTGATGCAACTTGTGTTGAATAAGTCGCTTGGTCAACGAATGAACCGCCATAAGTTCCGCCAATTTGAGCAATCGTAAACTTATCATGGTCATAACCAAAATTACCATAGTCTCCATTATATTTTGACCAGTCCACCCCTTGGTCACCGACTGCCGCAAATACAGGTCCACCTGCTGCAACAACAAAGAAAGCTACCATTCCAATGGCAGCTTTTTTAATCAACTTTTTCATTTGTTTTCCTCTGTACTTTCATTTTCAATAACATCTGTTTTGTCATTCTTAGATTTCAAGTAATTCACCAACTCTTGAAACATTGGATTTACTTGGCAAATCAATTGAATCATTCGTGCCCCAAAGAAAGCAAGCGAACCATTGATGATCCAATTTACTTCATTTTCATAAGCTCTTGAGCTTGAGAAGTGCCAAAACTCAAATACAATCCAAAACAAAGCGATTGTTGTTAAATCAATAATGATTCTTTTTCTCAAAGGTGGATCCATTTTCTCCCCATCTTTTAACCATGTCAGTCCTAAAATGATTAAGATCAGTCCTGAAACCCCAAATAATTGATACTACAATTTGTATTTTCCTTTCATATTAAAAAAGCTATCCATTGATAGGTCTTTTATTTTATTAATTATTTATAATTTATTCAAGAACTTCTTGCTATGCTTTTTCCACCATTACTCCTTCTTTCTCTTTTCTTTTTTATGGAAGTGGATAATTGCCAACAAATCCACCGTATCTACCGCCAGAGGCTAAACCACTCCAAAGATTAACGTTTCCTCCAGTTTGAACTTGTAACTCCATTGGTTGACCACTACCATTTTGAGTAGTAATAACATAGTTGCAAGTTACATCAGGTCTCAATTCAGGTGGCAGAATACAAATGGTTTTAGATTGACCAGCAGTAAATGAACCCCAGTTACCCTCACCGCACAAGTAGACAACACCATTTATTGTTTTATATCTAAGTACAGCAGTCCCAGCATTACTTAAGATAAGTGAAACCCAAGTTCTAACGTCAGAGGTTGTTTCAATTCTTGTTACAGTCACTTTCCCAGAATCATCAGCCACTACAGTTTTTGACCAAGGGCTGAAAGTAGGAGTGCTGCCAGAACGAGAACGACTGTAAATTTGTGACACAGTTTTTGAATCATATACTATCAGTTCTTGAACTACTGAAGTCGTTGTTCCGCTGACTGTTAAATAGGCATATATAGTTGTACCAGAACGTTCAGAAGGTACATTAATAATATCTGTTTCTCCAGTAAGTCCTCCAATTCGGTAAGTACCAATATTAATTACATTATCCAAATCAGTTCCACTTGCTAGGTTACCTTTGTTTGCAATAACTTTATTTGATAAATCTGTCAGTTTAGAATCAGACTCCGTTTTTGTATAAGCTCCGACCTGAGAAGCTGTTACTGCATGCGGATTAGCTTTATTGTTGATATGAGATTCAACTTTATTTGTTAGTTCTGAATCTTTAACGGGAAACCAAGTATAATCGCTAGCAGACTTATTTGTTTTTACAGTGTTGCTGAAACCTACATACTTCGGCCAGTCAGCAGTTGTGACTTCGCTAGCTGAGGGCATATATGGAGTTGCTGTTGAACCTAGTTCTAGCTTAAAATCCCAAAATTTATGTGTTTCTATATCTGTTCCGTTTGAATATGTATTAACCCTAACGAAATAATGACCGTCTTTAGTAACTTTGATTGTCTTAGGAACTGTATTGCCTAAGTTAATCCATTCCCAAGTTGTCGTTGATATCAACCATAGTCCAACTTTACCTTTTTTATCACTTGCATCGTGATTTGTCCAAGGTGCGTCTGATTTAGCACTCATGGTATATGTTCCCGCTTTTAGGTTGTTTACAAATACGTCCTGTACCTGAATAGCGCCATCAGTAGTACTAGATGATGCTATAAATGGGTAGTTTTTGGTATATTTTTTAGTACCGTCTAACAAATTCAAATTCGGATAAACAGTTGTGAAGCCATCCGTGCCATCTGCGCTGTTGGCATAGGCGATTGAATTAATATTAGCTGATAGTACCGCTTGAGTAAGGCTGGGTGTCATATACTTAGCGTTGCTAATTGCCTGCTTAGCCTCATCTTCTGTAGCTAAACCAAAGTTTTGAATATTGCTAAGCCCGACTTGTGCAGCCGTAACTTTGTGAGGATTAGATATATCTATCGTATGTGAATAAATTCCTTCTTCAATATGGCTCATACGGTTGTCAGTAACCACAGCCCCATTTTCAATATTTTCTTCCTCAGTTTTTAAATCATCATATTGATTCCAAGTTTGCTTTTCGTAACTCATTATTTGTCAACCTCCTTAGAATTTTCTAGTTCATTAGTTTCAACTAGCACCGATAACTTTGCATTTTCAAATTCTAACTGAGTAATTTTAGATAGTAATTTGTTAATCAATTTTTCTGCATCAATTTCTTTATTCATGATTCCTCCTCTTTAAAGTTTTGTTCTTCAATTTCTTTAATTTCTTCAAACTTCATATCAGTCAAAGTCAAGCGGTCATTTTCATAGCCTCTCCTTTTACCTTTAATTTCCCATGCAAAAGGGAGATTAGGACCGGATGATTGCACAGTGAAACTGGTTTTGTCTCTTGATACAACATAAGCAAATCCTTCACTATAGCTTTGCAAAAACACTTGATATTCATAATCTGTATTAATAACGTCAGAAAAATGTTCTTCAATAGGAACAATAACTGTGCAATCTTCACCGGTTTCTGCTGTTCCGACATCACCTAAGTATGACTCAGCCGTTTCATAGGCTGGAGTTAATCTAAGCCCGTCCCTTGTGACATGAGCAGCATTTTTAGAACCAATTACACTTAGACTACCGTTAACACTAAGATTTCCACCAATATTAGTGAATTGGCTAATTTTAACATTACTTAAAATGTTCAAAGCACTTGCTACAGCAGTTATTGCTCCATTGTTATCTCCTGATAGGTAGGTTGCATTACTTCCTATTTTAAAGCCAGTCACTCCCACTCTCAAATTAGGACGATTGTCACCACTAGATTGATATTCAAAGTTTGTTGGAGTATATGAAAGCGAATTATTATCCCCTGTTATTTGCAATCGATCTAAATCTGCAGAACATGACATAGTATTCCCTACGGCTGAAAAATGCAAGAAATCTTTATCCGTTTTTTGACTATAAATGGATAAAGAGCCAGAATCAGAAACATCAAGTCGAACATTTCCTTCTTGCAAATTAATTAACGTGGTATAAAATTTAAAAATTTCTTTGCCATCGCTATTTCTTATCCAAGTAATTGCTTCATTATCCTGAAGCATTGAAAAAACATCTCCCGCAGAAGTAATTTTAGAACCCTTGATTTTTACCCCTTCTATATCAACAGCTGTCAAAGTTCCAGTTGATATATTTGAAGCATTTAAATTAATGATATTTACATCTGAAGCATTGATTGTTCCAGCAGTTAGTTTTGAAGCACTCAAATTTCCAATCATTGCATCTTGGATGATAGCATCATCTATTCGAGTTTTATCAGTTAACCAAATTTTTGCACCCGTAATTTTTAACCACTCTTTACCATCCATTTCTTGTGATAAATTGATTGTTTTGACAATTTCATCAGATGGAACGGAATTATCGATTTTTTCCTGAATTTCATCAGATAATCTTGTCGAGGTAGTCATCACCCAATCGTAAGTTCCGTCCGAAAGTTTTGTATAAATCCAGATTTCATCATCTGGGCCATTCTTTTTGAACCAAATATCGCCTTCTTTGGGATAAGGAGGTTCTTCTGTTCCGTCATAAACTGAATTTTTACCCGCTGCATCAACACGAGAATTAATATCTTTAATAATTTGATTAAGTGGTGGGGAATAAGCTGAGACTGTTTGAGCTGAAGAGTTAGTATTAGCTGAACTAGTTGCTGTCAGTCCTCCCTTAAAAGTTAGAGTGTAACTTAAATTGGGAGTTTTAAAGGGTGTGCCATCTCTATCAGTGAGTGTTAACCAATCGCCAGTTTCTAGTGCTGGATTCCCCCTCCAATTTAAAGTAAAAGGATAAAAATTGATATTTTTTACTTTCTGATAAATATCATCAAGTAAACTTTGAGTCATTACTTTATTTTCTAAAACAATTTGTGGACCAGTATTACTACCCGCTAAATATGTAGCTTGTTCATTTCCGCTTTCGCTTTGAACAGGTACTGTACAAGAGATACCACCAATTTTGTACATTAATTCATTTTTTGTTAGCCCCTTTTGAAAATATTCTGCTGGTGAAACTGCAAACTTAGGGTCAATTAATTGCATGATTTCCAATTGATTTGTCCGACTAAACCTTGCATAACCTGCTTCAAACTGAGCGATTAAACCTATTGCTTGTCTGAAAGTATAACCCTCAGGTTTTCTTATTTTTTGGGTGCTAATCATTGAAAAGTTGGTTTCATTAATGACGGAACCGCTTTTGTTAGCAATCTCTAAAGCTATATCTCGAATAGAAGCAGGATAGGTTAGTTCAGAAACATACTCATTTTCTAAAAAAACAAAACGATCACTTGCTTCAAGTGTCGTTTTATTTTCGTTTCTATCTGGGTCACACTTAGTGACATAAAAAGTTCCAATGGAGACATATTCATAAACCGTTGGTTTATAATGAATCAATTTAGCATAACCCACTCTTGCACTTCCAACCTTTTCAGGCGGGATATTATCATAATGATAATCTGCATCATAAGTTGCTATTCCGACTTCTACAGTTACTTCTGTCAGCTCTTTAATATTTTCAATTATTGAACAAAATTCTATTTTTATAGAATTTGAAAATGTTGAACCTATTTGAAATGTTTCACCAGAAATAGAGCCGCCACTGTATACCCAACTATTGATATCGTTTTTTGTAAAAACTTTATCGCCAACTTTTATTCGAGTCTCAAATCTTCGATTCTCTGCTTTCATGGCATTGTTAAAATCATCTGAGACAGTAAGCATTTCTTATCCTCCTATTTTTCTATCAGATTCACAGATAAGTTTTCCCACTTCATCGCTTTAAACTTATCGTTCCATGAGTAAGAAGGCATTGTAGAATCTCCGGCATAAAAAGTTTTACTTCTTTGTCTTCCTATTTGTGGGTCTGGATAAATTACTACGAAGAAAGGTTGATTAATTCTTTGTAAAATATCAGATACTTCCGAGTCGATCAAAGGACCCCACTTAATGTTTAATTTAGTTTTTTGAGCAATAACGTCTCTTACCATTTCTCCATTTGCATTTCTCCCTGAGGAGTCAGCGTCGATTGTTGAAATACTGACGCTGAATTCTTTAGGAGTTTTTACCGTCACTCCATTAAATTGTAATTCGGTAGACATAATCCCTCCTTCTAAATATTAAGCTCAGTGTACCCAAGCTGTTGATGGTATTTATTGATTTCTGAAACTGCAATTCGTCCAAACTCTCTACCGCCGATATTTATGACAATATCTCCATTTGAAGTTTGGCTAGTTTGTGCGCCTAAAGATTGAACAAGCAACATGATGGCACTTGTTAATGAACCATTCATATTTGCCAAACCATAGCTTGAAACATCTTGACCTCCACCAAAGCTTCCAGAATTACTGTAATCAGTCGGTTTGTCTGTGAACATTTCAGGCAACTGCAAAGTTTCAAATGATTTGAAATCGCTGATAGAATTATATGGATTATATTTAGCAGGAACAACCATTTCTCCTTCATGAATCATTGCTAACTGATCTTCAGGAACATATGGCGTGCCTTTTGCATAACCGTGTCCATGACCAATCACTTGAAGCATACCAGGGTCACCATAACGGCCCAATGCATAATGAATTGCAGCAAGTGCATTATCATACCCGTTAAAGATATTTCCATGACCTGGGAATTTATTTGCATTGAACGTGGCCGAGATGGTTTGTAACAATCCTTTGGCCAAGTCACCAGTAATCGTATTAATGTCAGTATATCCACCTTGGACGGCTTTCTCATTACCTCCTGATTCACTTTGTACTTGTCTCAACCAAGCATTGACATAGTTTTCAGAAGTCGATACACCGTTCATTGACAGAGCTTTTTTAATAACTGGTCGCCAACGTTCGACACCAGTACCAGATGGACTTTCTGAACCTTCTGAGAATGCCTTCTCAATCATTCCCATCGCTCCATAAGCCATAGTAGATATACCACCAGTCGCAATAGATAACGCAGGTTCAACTGCTTGAGAAAGATTAGTAAACTTGCTTATTGCAATGTTTAAAATCTTTTCTGGATGAGTGGCATAGTCCCAAATATCGCCAACCATTTCTTTGGCTTGGTTCCATTTTTCACCCATCCAATCACCGATGCCATTTGCATAAGCGGGCATTCCTGACATTGCTTTTGCAGTTTTAGCACCACTCAATACTTGGGTTCCTTTTGGCAAATCAACCATAAGATTTCTCACTTTAGGGAATAAACCAGTTTTACCATCGGGTGTTCGATACATTTCTTGCCATTGACTCCCTGAGCCATCATTTACTAATGCTGGCCCTCCTGGGTGACCGTCAGTACCGTTAGCATATCTTGGTACACTCCAGTGACCTAGTCTATTACCTGAACCAACTTTACCAAGAACCCAGTTAATACCGTCAATAACTCCATTAACGGCACCACCAATGACCCCAGCAATACCATTACCAATTGCGGCTGCACCTCTTTTGACTGCATTCACTCCATTTTCAAGGCCTTTTCCTATCTTTTGGCCCATATCAGAAGCCCATGAAGCAACATTGTCAAATGCGCCCTTAGCTGTAGATTTGATAGAGTTGGCATAACCACCCATTTTATCTTTCATGCTAGACCATGCATTTGATGCATTTGTTTTTGCAGTATTAGCGGCATTAGAAACTGATGTTTTCACATTATCCCATGCATTACCAGTACCACTTTTTATCTCGTTCCATTTATTAGATATCTTTGATCCAATTGAATCGGCTGTATCATGAACAGACTTTTTGGTATCGTTCCACTTGTCAGAGGTAGATTTTTTAACATTTTCCCAAGCATCGCCTGTTCCTTTTTTGATTTCCTCCCATTTAGTTGAAACTTTTGTTCCTATCGAATCAGCCGTATCACTCAAAGATTTTTTAGCTTCATTCCATTTGTCGGATGTTGCTTTCTTGACATTATCCCAAGCTTCTCCTGTCGCTTTCTTGATATCATCCCACTTTTCTCCTATCCATTTTCCAAGGTTTGCGGCTGCTTCTTTAATTTCATCCCAGTTTTTATACAACAAAACACCAACCGCAATTGCTGCTGCAATAGCTATTGTTATTGGACCGCCAAGAATTGCTACAAGAGAACCAATAGCTCCTGTTACACCGCCTGCTCCTGTAATAATCGCAGCAAGTCCTCCAAGGAAGCCTACGAATGTTTCGATTGCAGTACCGACTGCGATGATTCCGCCAACTACCCCAGCAAAAGTTCCTAGAGTAATTACAAAATCAGAAAAACCTTTCCCGTGTTCAGATAGCCAATCACCAATAGTTGAAAGGACATCGCCGAGCCCTTTTAAGACGTCAACAATTACTCCGCCAGTCCATTCAGCGACTGGTTTCAAAAAGTTATCCCAGAAAAATTTGAAAGCTGGTTTAAGGGCCTCGATTACTCCGTTTACAAAATCTATTGCCCCACCCAAAGCTTGTAAGAAAGCGGGTATCAAGTCTTGAATAGTAAACCCGGCCAATGGCAAAAGTACATTCTTGTAAAACCATTCTAGCCCAGCTCCAATATTATCAGAGAGAGGTTGAATGCTTTCAAGTAACTTTTTAATTCCATTAAGCAATGGTGTAAAGTCCAAGGTCTTTGCCCAATCAGCTGTAGCTTTTGCCATATTATTAATATGTGTAAGCAAATCATTGATAATCCCTAAAATAATAGAGAAAATTTCTTTACCAGCTCCACCTTGATCCCATGCTTTTTTAAGTTGGTCAGCAATGTTTCCTACCGCTTTAAAAATATTTGTAAATATTTCTAAAAGATTTGCAGCAATAACTTCTCCTGTTCCATCATTCCAAGCATCACGAAAAGCACCTGCTATAGAATGTAATAGCTCAAGAATGCTATTAAACATATTAAAAATAGTTTGGATTAAGGTAGTTCCTCTACCATCTTCGTTCCAGGCATCTTTAAATGCTTTGGCTATATCACCAATGATGTTAAGCACATCCGCAAGTAAAATTAGTAGATTTTCAATGAATTTTTGACCAGTGCCATTTGTCCAGACTTCCATGAATGATTTTCCGATAGCACTTGCTAAACCGATAACTTCTCCAAGTGCATATTTCCACGCATCAATAACCTTTTGGCCTTGGTTTTTCCATGCATCTTGGAAAGGCTTGAAGAAGTCTTTAAGTAAGGCTTGCATATCTTTCATCCATTTAGGAGTTGAATAATTACCAGTAGCGGCCCCGAAATCAATACCTGGAGCTTTTGTATCTTGGCCTTTGTCAGTGTCATCATCAGTTTTGTCTTGCAAACCAATACGATTAATCTCGTCAAAGCCCATAAGTGAACGTTGAAGTTTATCAACCTTGTCTTTCGCCTTAGTCGCTGATGAACCCGTATCATTCATGGCTTGGACATTATCATATAAACCACTTGCGCCTTGTTTGGCTGCTTGATAAGTTGTTCCAAATAATCCTGCAATAAACGAAGCTAATTGACCAGTTAATGTAGCAATTGCGCTCATCATCGCATTAATAGCAGGTAGAATCGCATTATAAATTGGATAGAATGCGGTCATCAAGTTGACTTTAATCTGATTAAGTGAGTTAGAAAACTGATCGTTTGTCTTCAATGCACTCATCATTCCGCCAGCTAACTTACTTATTGCTCCACCAATTAATTGATAAACAATTAATGAAGGCAACAAATATTTCATAGACTGAAGAAAAGCATTGTTACCCATAGACATGCTACGAGTGCCTTGTGTAACTTTATTTGAATTTCTCGAAAAGAGATTTCCAAATTTATCCAATATCCCAAATGAATTTTTCAATCCATTTCCAATTCCTCCAGCACCGTGAGAAATGGAGTTTGACATGCGGTTGAAGACTCCGCCATATTTAGAAACAGCACGTTCAGATTGTTTCAATCCTGAACCTGTCATGCTAGCTCCAGCTGCAGCTGTTCCAGTTGCCATTGACGATTGACTAAGAACTGAATTAATTCGTCCTATTGCCTTTCTTAATGATTCTGCACGCTCTTCTGTTCTTTGATATTCTTTTTGAAGAACATCGTTACTACTTGCTAATTTCTGCATTTTGTCAGACTGTGCTTGCATTTTTTGAGCAGTTTTCAATGAATCAGGAGTATCAACATTTTTAAATCCTTTATCAAAACTTCCGACTGGTTTTAGTTGATATTGATATTCCTTTTGTAAAGCTCGAACACTTTCACGCATTGTATAATACTTAGCTTCATTGGCATCCATTACTTTTGCAATTCGCTCTAAAGACGAAGGAACTGCATCAAACTCAGTTTTCATTGATCTAGCAAGACTTTTTGCTTGATCTTGGTACTTAACCATTGATGCCTGAGCCCGTGCAATCTGGTCATCATATTTGACCGTTTGCCCGCCATCTCCTTTTGCTGAAGAACTTTGACGCTGTGATTTAAGATAAGCCACTTTTTCTTGAGCAGCTTTAGCTTGACCCATTTTTGCATTAATTTCATTTAGCATAGCATCAATTTCTTTTGATACTTTAGGACGTGCTTTCTTAAATCCAGTAGATAAATTATCTCCAATACTTTCTGATGATTTCTTAGAAGAACTTTCAAGATGACCCATCATCTTTTCAAAAGTCTGATTCATTTTCTCTAGCTGTTTGCCAAATTGTGTTGCACCCTTATCAATGTTCATATTATCTTCGGTCTTTTTCATAGACCTACCTGTGATATTTTGAATTTTTGACATAGCAGATTCAATATTTGGCATTATTTTATCCAAAGACGCCTGAACTCTGGCTGTATTGACGTCTAATAAAACTTCCAAGGTTTCTAATTCCATATTTCTCACCTCCTTTTCTATTCAATATTTTTTAATTTGTCTTTTGACTTTTTCTTTTACGAGTTTCCTGAATTAACATTGCATTTTGTCGCATGATTTCTTGGTCAGTAAGCATCGCTTGTTTCTTTTCTTCTTCCTCAGATACAGCTTGCACTACTTCTTCCTTGAGTTGATTCAAGAAAGGATAGGCATCTTCATATTTAGGAAAATTCTTTGGATCATTAAAAGCATAGATAGCAAGCCTTTGTTGAGAATAATCAAACATCGCTTTCTCTTTTAGCTCGTTCTCATGCCTTTTTTTATTTGCTTCAACTTGGACCATGATTTCATCAAAAGTCATCGCCCAAAAATCTGTAGAAGAAATACCAGCTTCGACTGCCTGAGGGTATAAATCCTCAAGCATGCTGGATAAATTATTGTAGGTTTTTACAGAATGCTGTCTTCCTCTACTGGTTCGCTGTCCAGAGATACCCCATTTGTCGCCTCTTTCTCCGTTTTCTTGTTTCCGAAAAAACCTGATTCTTCAAGTAATTCATTGATTGCGGCAAATAAATCTAAAGTTGAATGTCCTTCATCAACATAGCGCCCAAAAGCAGCAACAATATCAGTTTCAGATACATTACTTGTTTGATTAGCACCTTGTAATACAATTAGCAATTTGTTTGTGGCTGGGATTTTCGCTTCTCCTTGACCTTTCAAGAACAAACCAACAATTGATTCATCCAAGCGTTTTTCAATTGAAAGAATTGAGTTTCCGTCCAAGCGCAATTGAAGATTCAATCCACCGAATTCAAATTGTTTTGTGTTAGGCATTTTTACGATATTTTCTTTTGTCATTTTTGTTTCTCCGATTTCTATATTTATAAAAAATAAAAAGGCTAGCCACTCTGACTAACCTTTAATTGCTAAATTAAACACCAAGGCCAGCTGGTGCTGGTGTAAAGTCACGGCCTGCTGATACAACCACTACTAAGTTAAATCCAAGTGCTTGGTTGACTTCGACACCGTCAAATTTATATGATGGTTGGCCTGTAAAGTCGACTTTCATACCATCAGGATAAGTCACTGTCCACTCAACTGCTTTACCAGCTTTGAGCAAAGCATCAACATCTTTGAAGTTGTCTCCTTGATAAATGATTGCGAATTCTAAATTATCTGAATCCTGAATCCCTGCAATATATGCTTTCTTAGCTGAACCTAAGTGAGTAACATCTACTTTTTCAGGATCAGATCCCATTGCTGGGATAGATTTTACTGCTGCGACAGGTTTTGAACCTGAGCTATCTTTATAAGAAAGGACTGTATCTTTTGAAAGTAATCCTGCTACTGTTGCCATGTTTATTTCCTCCTATTTCGAATAAACGTATTTTGTTTTGTTATCCACGATTGCGGATAGTTCAATAATGACACGCTTTAAATCTGCTGTATTAGCATCTCTTTGCGTGCCTGTAAAACCAATATCACCAAATTGTTCGATGACATTATTAACAATAGTGGTCAAACTACTTTTAGAATATAATTCAATTGTGATTGACCATTTTGTTTGAAGTTCCTCTCCACTTCCATCTACAAAATGTGGGTTGTTAACCGTTCTGTAAATAGCTGTAGGAAAGTCATTCCATGTTGACGGATAATCAGTCGCTACTTTTTTAATCTCAGATATACCACTTAAAATGGAAAAAGTAGCAACTTTAATATTTACTCTTTCCATTATTTAAGCTCCCTCAATTTCTTTTGGACATGCTCTTTGTATATCTCAGGCATTTGTGGAAGTATCTCTTCCAATGATGGATATAAGAAAGGTCTTGCTGGTTGACCACTTGTGATGTAAAATTCTTTGCCTTGAATAGTAATCTTAGACATACCATAGATTTCATTCAAATCAATTCCGACTTCCTCAGCTGGAATAAACCAACGAGTTTGAGTATAAACCGGGTTAACCCCTTCTGGTAAATCTTTAGAACTTGCTTGTCCATTCGGACCAGTACCAAACTCACGATAAATGGCTTGAGCTTTATCAGACCAGACACGCCCAACTATTTTACCTTCCGCATTTTCTACAACCTCAGTCTTTAGACTTCCAAGCAATTCTCCAGAACTAAATTTCATACTAGAAGCTAGTCTTAATTCAGCTGCAGAACGAACCAACTCTGTGATTTCGTAAGTCGCATCACTCACAGCATCATTTAAGACTTTAGGCATCGCATTAATTTTTCTTTTAAGCCTGTCCAAACCTTTAATTTCAACTCCCAATTTCATCGTTCCTTTCTAACATCACATTGATGTGTGTAGAATAAGGTTGAATCGACTTGATTTTATAATCAGGGTTACTGTCCTTATCAACATATAAGCAGATGCCACTGTTTTCATCTCTGCCTTCTTTTAGCTCATCACCTTGATATTTACATGATTTCATGCTTGAAAGCTTTGAACCGTAAATTGTGGCATTGACAGCACCACTTGCGGACTGAACATTCATTTCAAGAGCAATTGGAGCAAGATAATTAACTTGATCGTTTCCCTCCTCATCTTGCGTGTTGTTTGGGTCTATCCTTTTCAAATAAACCGTTGTTAAGTCACGTTTCATCAGGCGCATAAAAACTAACCACCTTTCCGAGTCGGTAACGATTCAAGCCACGCTGGATATTTAAAGGAATATCTTCAACAAAGGATTGAGAAATGCCGCCTTCTGAACGACTAGACTCTCCCTCTGTATTTTCACGATTAAAAGCAACTGTGGCCAGTTGACGAGCATACAGCCACATTGAATCTAACATCTTATCCTGATTCGTATAATCAAGGACGAGAATAACCGCATCCTCAATTAAACCAGTAGCCTTATTGTCATCAACGCCCAAATCAGTTTTTAAACGTTCAATTGCTTTAGTTTTTGGTTCATTCTCTTCCATGATTACCTCATTCCATTATTCTATGCTGTAACAGTTACTGCACATACATCAGTTTTTGAGCCGTCAGTGGTAGTTACAGTAATGTTTGCTGTACCTTCTGCAACGGCTGTGACTTTCCCATCAGCGTTTACTGTTGCAACAGCTTCAGCGCTAGAAGAATAAGTAACAGCTTTGTTAGTTGCATTGTCTGGGGCAATGGTTGCTGATAATTCTTTAGTGGCTCCAACTTTCATAGACGCTGTTTTTTGTGAAATCGTAACCCCTGTAACAGAAATTGGTGCAGCTTGAACACGAACGATTTTTGTTTCATCAACGATTGCAACAACATAGTGTTCATCACCAGTGAATTGAGTTACTTTCTTGGTAATTTCACGGTCAAATTCAACAAGAACATCACGTTTTAAGAATGTTTTCATTGCTCCTGGTTTAACAGCGATTGGTGAACCGTCATTGATTTTTTTAGAACGAACAATTGTCCAACCAAGGACTTCACCAAATGCACCAGAAACAAGGATATTATCTCCGAGTTCTGAAGCGTGGGTCCAATTAACACCAGCTGCTTGGCGCAAAGTTGCAGCATCTTTGTATGAAACAAAAAGCACTCCTTGAGTAAACCCTTGTTCTTCAAGCGCATCGGGAGCTTCAACAAATGTATTTTCTAGTTTGTCAATCAAATCAAGATTAACATCGGCTACTACAGTAAGGTTTGCAGTACCAGCAACTGCTACAATTTCATTATCTACAGCCGATGCAATTGCCATACGAATTTGACGTTGAATTTCCCCAACTGGATCACCATAACCTGAAAGAACTGCTTCATCAGTAATAGCCATCCCTTTAGCAACTTTTTTGATTGTGGCAGTTTGAGTTGCGGTTTGTAATTCGTCCATTTGAATCGCAGCACCTTCGGCAACGACTTTAGCATCACCAGAGTATTTAAATTTAGGCAATGTAATTGTTGAACCTGGTTGACCAGCAAGAGTTGTGTCGATTGGAGCAATTCCTGAGAACTTAATAGCTTTAGGCAATTGAGCAGCTACCATTTGTCCCATAACTTCGGGGTCAACTTGTGAGTTCAAGAACGTTACTACATCGCCACCAAAGCGTTGCAAGTTGAATTTTAGTTTTTTGTTTTTCATGTTTTTTCTCCTTATTTTGTAGCCTGTTCATAGGCTTTTGGATTTGTTTTTTTCAGTGCCAGCGCTTCTTCATAAGTTAAAGTTGAAATATCAACTGGTTTCTCTGGTGTGGCACCTCCACCAAGAGGAGTATCAACAGAAGCTTTGAGTTTTTCGTTAACTGCTGCTTCTAAGGATTTATCCCATTCAGCTTTAAAAGATTTGACATCTTTAATAGCTTCCTCAGCAGTATTTCCTTGAATACGAGCAGCAAAAGCGCTTGGAATACCGATTTCTTGAAGTTGTTTGCCTTTTTCTACAAGCAACTGTTCTTGACGAAAGGCGGCTTTTTCTTGTTCAAATTCATCTTTTTCTTTTTTAATCAGCGCTTGTTGGCGTTCTTCTTCCGAAAGTTTGGCAAGGCGAGCAGCTTCATTCTTTTCTTCTTCAAGTTCTTTCTGCCAACGACTTCGTTTAGACTTAACAATAGAATCAACATCAGTATCATCTTTAAGGCCAAACTTTTCTTTAATTGCTGCAACTTGTTCATCGGTCAAACTGTCAGCATTGAATTCAGGAGGAGTTTCTTGGCCAGTTCCTGCTCCACCCTCACCGCCTTCTTGACCTTCAGCAAATTGTTGTAAGTTGAGTTTGAGTAAGCTGTTTCCGCATAATGTTGCGATTTTCATGTTATTAATCCTTTCCAATTGCTTTTTAAGTGGTTCAATGCTTGCACTTCCGAAGCTTTTAAAGTCGTCACGCTTGGACATAAGAAAAGCGCCTGTCAGTGACAAACGCTTTGTGTATTTAAGTAGTTGTTATTTCACGCATAACTGCGAGACATTAGATCACCTCATTTGCTACTTTTAAAATCAACATCTGGATGCATTGATTTTAGTTTACTCATCCATTCGTTGTAAGTTGTACTTCCTTTAATATCAAATGTTTTACCAGTGATAGGGTCAAGTGCCTTGCGAGTTATGTTGTTTAGTCGCTCTGAATACATTGAAGCAACTGAACGACACCACGGATGAAAAGGGGGATATGTACCTTCTGCACCGTTTACAACCGCTTCAGATACTAGAAATATCTTATGATCTTTATGACGACAAATTTGTGATGTTCTCAAATCTAAGATTGCAATGATTTGATACCTCCCAACGCCATTGTTTTCCCATGATTTGAGCTTTGCTTGATTCGCCATATAATTCGCTTCAGTACGAATTAAACGCCTAGCAACGTTAATTGAGTGGTCAAATTCACTAGCAATTGCCTTTGACATCTGAAATTCACTCATTCCAGTTAAGGCTTCAACCGTGAAGAGCTGCTCTAATCGTTTGGCTAAGGCTTCTGTATCTCCCCATAATCTTTTAGAGTAATTACTTCCTAGCCAGTGACTATCAAGTATGTTTTCCACAGATTTGGTGGATAACTCTTTAAACTTATAGTCTTTTTTATTCCAGACTTCTTTAACAATACCATTCTTGGCATTTGCTTGAGCTTCATGAATAATCGTTTCAGCAGTAGCTTCTTTGTAAGCTTCATCTATCGTGTCAACATAAAAAGATGTCTGCTTATCAAGCTGAACATCTGCAATTCGCTTCGATACAAGATAAGACTTTGCTTTTAAATCCTCTGCACGAGTAATCCTTGATTTAAGCGCTAGTCCTGTGAGCCGCTTTTTAGCTTCTCTTTGCAAATCAGGATTACTGACATCTTTAGCTAATCTTCTAAGCTCAACTAATTCAGAAACGGGAACAGTTTCATTGAGCATTCTCTTTGCTTCATCATCTGTCAGTTCTGTTTGTTGAATAGTTCGACTAAATAATTTAGCAATCTGTTTTGTTAAATATGATTGAGCTTGTTTGTATGCCTGTGCTACGACTTCCTCAAGCTGTTTAGCACCGTCATTTACTTTTTTTTCGGCTTTAATCGCTCTTTTTTGCCAGTAGTCAGACATTCTTTTTACTCCTCTACTTTTACATGTTCAGGATATTGTTCGGCTATTGAAACTATTCCATCATAAAGTATCTTAAGGCTTGCTAACTCTTTATCTGTTGGATCAAGTATAAAATATCCTTCATCACGCTCAAAAGTTTTCCCAAATGATAACAATGCATTAGTAACTGTGATAAATAAGACAGAAACCCCAGCACATACAATATCATTACCTATATTTGCAAAGCCTGCATGTCCAGTCACTTGATACCAATAAATTTGATTGTTTTTCTTTTTGAATTTGGCTGTAATCATTTAGCTTTTTTTGTTTTTGCTGCTGGTTTTTTGACTACTTTCTTTTTTGAAGTAGATGTTTTAGAAGCAGTTTTTGCCTTAGTTTTAGTTACTTTAGGGGTTTTTGCTGCTTTAGCATTAGTTTTTTGAGTTTTGTTTTTTGTTGTTTTTGTTTTGGCCATTTTCTTGGTCTCCTTTTTGATCTGTCTGATTACCAGACTTTTTATTGTTATCATCTTGATTTTCTTCCTCATTTTCATCAGGTGGATCATCAAGATTAGAGTGGCTATCTTCTGACTGAACGCCCATAGCTTTCTGATTCATTTCGATAGCTTCCTCTTTTTCCTCTTGTAACTGTTCAAGAACTTCATCGACATTATCAATATCTGGAAGCCATGAAAGCAACACTTTAAGAGGTAAAATCCCTGCTTGGTGTGCCTGAACGATTTGATTAACAATGTCAGTTGTATTGATTGGCAAATTAGGTTTGAGATTAATCTTAATACCGTCAATATCAACATTGTTATTGCTTATTTCTAAATAATTGGCGAAGAGAATCAAACGTTGTCTAAGTCCTTTTATCATGTATCTTGACTTCACTGACATAAGCTGTAGCAATCCAAAGAGTTTGTATTTCATTGCCTCGCCTGAAACATTTCCTGAGAAGTTTTTATCATTCATATTGGGCACATAAGTCACTTTATGAATATCTTCAAGTAATGCATCACGCAAGACAGCCACTGAATTTTCATCCATTTGTTTGGTGAGATAACTAGCATCTGCTTCACCAGGTTTAAATGATGTCTGCATTATCTTTTCTTTTGCTAACCTAGCACCATCACCATCCTGTAAGGTAAACCCACGGATAAAAAGAATTGCATCTACAAAGGCTTCTTTATCATTCAAACGGTCAGATTGTAATAGGTTGTATGCATCAATCAATGAAATTGCTTGCTCAAAATCCCCTTGTCGTTCTTCGTTGTTACGATATTCAATAACAGGTACTGCTTTAAAATAATGCGGAAGTGCTTTGATTAATTGATAATCTCCGAAACCAATTGAAGCAGCTCTATATGTTATCACCCAATTATCGTTATAATATTTGACAAGATAGTGATCAATAGCTCCTTGCAAGTTATATACCTTTTGATAATGGACTGCAAATAAAGGATTTGCATCAATCGTATCATCTGTAACAAGAAAGATTCCTCTTGGATCAATACATTTAATATCAGCAAATGTTTTACCTGTTTGTTTATCTTCATTTAAATAAATCAGTTCGTAGCCGATGCCAAATACTGACAAATCTTTTTCAAGTTCAGTATCATGAGAGACAATATCAACTTTTGTATAAGCGTCAAGAATAGATTGAATGTCATCGCTACTTGTATAAGCAACTGGGTTCCCTACCATAAAACCAACATTCATATCAGTCACATACTTTGCGTGATTTATAACAACTTTATTATTAGGAATTGCATCATTATCTTTTGTTCGTTTTAAAATATGTTGTTCACCGTCATAATAATCGGATAGTTTGTCTAATCTCCCTATGGTACTTAAATGTTGAGAGATGCAATAATTTAGCAGTTCTGGAGTAGGACTATTTAAATTCCCTGCCATCTCTCTATTTATTTTAATTGCCATGTTCCTCCTTTAGTAAAGACCAAATTGTACTTTGCTCACAATTTCAGCGGTCTTGCCATTTCTTACCTCGTTGGTGTAAATTGCATATCGCAAAGAGTCAAGTACATCATCAAAAAGTTTTATTGGTTCTCCCTTTTTTTCATCCCAAACATATTGATAGATCTCATTAGGGAATTTCTCAACTTTATCTCTACAAATAAACAACTTATCTTTCTTAAATCTACGAGCAACTGCTTCAACACCAGTTAAACGTGCTTTGTCTCCATTAAACGCTTCAATGTGTTCTCGTTTGAATCTATCAACATGTTCAGGGCGAGCAGAATCACAATAGAAGGGAACTCTTGAACCATAACGTTCTTGAATTCCCTTTGCTATATCTACCCAATAGTCAATTTCTTCATGTTGTTTTGCGTGCTCTTCGATTAAATAAGCTGTTCCATCGTCCGTTTCTCCGATAACAACAATTGAACCCCAGTGTTCATACCCCCAGTCAACACCGCAATAGAATGTTGATAGTTTAGGTAAGTCTTTGGATTGTATATAATGTTTGTTGCTATCGAAGTCTTGATAAACCACACCGTCAGCAGATACCCAAAGTCCTTTTATATCACGGTCATAAAACATACCGCTTGGCGTTGCTGCCTTGATATTTTCACGGTACCTCTCAGATAAGAAAGTATTATCATCTAATTCAAAATGAAAAGCCTTAACATTTTCGTTAGGCTTATCTATATATTCTTTCTTTAACCAATGCTCAGGATTATCAGGGTTAGTATCTGCTAGAATTCTTGCACCATTACCTGAACAACGAGAAACAATTTCGGCAAATACTTCTTGTTTAGCAAGTGAAGCTTCATTGACATAAGCACCATAAGCAGTCATACCACGAATAGCACCAACTCCACCGATATTCCCAGTGTATGCTTGGACCACTTTTACACCAAACAATTTAAAGTTATTGTGCTTATCAAACTTAGGCTCTATATTATACATATTATAAAGCTCTTGGAGGATGTTCTTATTGATTGTATTTGATGAAACACCAGCCAATATATACATAGGTTCCTTCACACCCTCTTCATCGGCTATTTTACGAACACGTCTTAATTCAAACAAGAATAAATCATTATTCATCTTTGTCTTCCCTGAACGCTTAGCACCATGAAGTAAAGCAATGAACCAATCTTTATTTACTGTTTGCTTTAAAACATCGATTTGTTTTTTGCTATAAATATCACTTATCATCTATAACCTCACTAATCTTACCAAGCAATTCATCCAATTTTTCTTCAGTTGATTTATCAGTTGCAGATTGTATCATTGCAGCTTTGAATTCAGCAATATCAGCTTCTGCAGTAAGTTTGCGAAGAGTTTGTTCAAGTAATTTATCATTACCAGGATAACGTTTAAGAAGTTCCTTCATTGCTTGTATTTGCGTTTTGAAATCAGGAGGTTTTTCAACTTCCGCATATCCGTCTGCACTTGCTACAACAACTGTCTCTGTAATCTCGGCTTTAGCAATCAAGGTGAGCCTTTCGAGTATTTCTTGAGCACCCATAATACGCTCAGAAGTCATCTTTGTGATTTGCTTATCAATGTATTTTTTTATGCCAACATTTGCCAACAATTTGTAAGCACTAGCTCTAGCATAATTCTTTGAATATCCAGCTTTAATAGCTGCTTCTTCAGCACTTCCTAACTCAATATAATAATCAGCAAAATCTTGCTGTTTCTTGGTAAGTTTCATACCTCCCTCCTATCTTATTTGTGACTCCAACAATAAAAGGCTGCCCATTGGACAACCTGTAATAAAATATAATTCAGGATAACGGGATTGAACCGTTCTATTCTAGCTTATGAAACTAGCGTGACACCTTGCCACCCATCCTGTTTAATGTACTAGCTCTTGCAAAAACTGAGTACAAATGACTATTATTTCTTATGTGCTTGCACCCTGCACGGGTTGAATCAGGGAATGTATAGCCACACGCCTAATTCATTTGCGCCATCAAATGGCAATAGCAAGATAGAGCCACGAACTCTATAACTTCTATTAGCGAAGTCGTTTCTATTCCTTGCTTACCCACTAAGCTGTTAGTATACCGCTGTTTTACTCACTAACTACTCGACCCTTTTGTCTTAATAGACAGTAGCCACTTAGCTATAAACGTTTAATAGCAAGTCTAGGATTCGAACCCTAACAAGCTTATGAAGCAAATTCAAACCGATACTTATGATATTTGTGCTTTTGCCTTTTACTTCATAATACAAGTATATCAGCAAAAACAAGGGTTGAGGTGCCAATTTTAGGCAATTTCGATTCTTTTTTTGCCTATTTTGTCCCTCTCAAATTAAGTGAATAACAAAAGAATAGATGTCATTCCTAAATTTATAATAATCAGCTTTAGCTTTCTTCTGTGGAACTTCAAATCCTTGAACATCCAATTCTTGCATTACTTGATACCAGTATCTACCATTATATCCTTCACATTTTAGTCTTATTACCTCTTTTTCGACTTGAATCAAAGGTAGATACCAGATATCTATTTGTCTTATCAATTCTCTTAATCTGATTAATTCCTCATCATTTTCAAGCGCTTCTTTATTTAAAACATGACTTTCAGGCTCCGAACCACCAGAATAAGCTGTACGAATGCCTAAGTTATCTACTTTTTGTTTATAAAGATATCTGCTTTCAATTGATTTTATTCTGGCTTCAAGTCTGCCATTAACGTAATCTCCAATAATTCTATCTAACTTATCTGCCATTAATCAAATTCTCCTTTTGTGGTATAATTAAGTTAGAAATTCAGTTGCCGAAGCCCATTGCAGTGGGCTTTTTTTGTTTAATAGTGTATAATATACATTGGTCAAATATATTACACGAACTAAGTTGATAATTAGTTGCTCCATACTACTGACCAAGTGTGGAGTTTTTTAGTACCCAAACCATATAAAGCGCAATATTCGAAGTAATAACCCTAAAAATATTAAGCAAATTGCTATAAATAGCAGCCACACAAAGGCATTACCAATAATTTCTCCTGATTTTTTAAACATTTTCTCCTCCAGTTGAGTTTAGCGAGTTCCTAGCTCAGTATGTGATATAATATAACTGACCGAAAATAATATAATAAGTTGTTGTAAATCGTATTTCGCTCAAGCTTGGTCAGCTTGGGCTTTTTATTATCTCCTTTATTCAAGTCATATTCCTTGTGCTAGACTAATAAAAGTTTTAAAATAATAGAATATAACTATTTGAAGGAGGATTTAATCATGAGTTATGTTGTAAATAAAACTGGCGACTTTAGCGGTTATCATGAAGTACACAAAGGTGCTTGCCCCAATCGTCCGACAGTCACTGATTCGTATCTTATTAATAAACAATTTGAAAATGACCTTGATGCTATGGAATATGTTAAAGAAATATATCCATCACTCCAGGTTAGACCTTGTTTATCTTGCATGGACACATCCTCACGTTAA